TATAATCTAATACGATGGTACATGGATAACTATGGCAACAAACAAATACTTATTGTTGTTCCTACAACAAGTCTAGTCGAACAACTCTATAAAGATTTTGATGAGTACGGATTTGATGTGGAAGAGAACGTACATCGTATCTATAGTGGTAAGGATAAGAATACCGACAAACCTATCATCATATCAACTTGGCAATCTATCTACAAGTTCAGTCGAGAATGGTATGAGAACTTTGGTTGCGTGGTAGGTGATGAGGTTCATCTCTTCAAGGCAAAGTCTCTTTCTGGTATTATGAATAAGTGTGTGAATGCCGAATATAGATTTGGTATGACGGGGACACTCGATGGAACCGCAACAAATAAACTTGTACTTGAAGGATTATTTGGGCCCACTAAAAGAGTAACGATGACACGAGACCTACAGGAGAAAGGTACACTTGCAAAATTAGATATCTCTATTCTATTATTGAGGTATCACAATGATGTGTGCCACTGGATGAAAGGTAAGACATATCAAGAGGAAATAGAATATATTGTCACGAACGAGAAACGCAATAAATTGATTACTAATCTAGCGGCAGACCAGAAAGGAAACTCACTGGTGTTATTTCAGTTCGTAGAAAAGCATGGTAAACCATTATTCAATATGATACGCGACAAGGTAGGCGAGAGACCTGTATATTACGTTTCTGGCGAGGTAGATGCAAAAGACAGGGAACAGATAAGGGGAATCGTAGAGAAACAAAAGAATGCTATTATTGTTGCATCACTGGGAACATTCTCTACAGGTATCAACATAAGAAACTTACACAACATTATATTTGCATCTCCAAGTAAGTCTCAAGTAAAAGTGTTGCAATCTATTGGTAGGGCATTACGAATGAGTGATGATGGAAGTGTTGCGAAACTCTATGACATTGCAGATGACTTTCATGTGAAGTCACATAAGAACTTTACACTGAAACATAGTGGTGAACGTATCAAGATATATAGTAAGGAACAGTTTCCATATAATATATTTAAAGTGGACTTAAAGTAGGACTAAATAATATTATGAGTAAAGAATTATACGAGACCAAACAGTTCAAGATTGCGACAGGGGAAGAGATTATCGCAGAGGTAGTCCAGTGGAATATGGACGATGAACAGGAAGTTGTTTTACGCAAGGCGATGAAATTACATCTGGGAGAAAGGGCAGAGGATAATTTTAGATACTATTCTTTTCGACCTTGGATGGTATATCAAGAAAGTCCCAACGATTTTATTATATTGAATGCGGCACATATTGTTGGTATTGCTCAACCTATTCAAAGTTTGATACATCAATATCATGATGCCTTGAAAGGGATGTTAGAGATTCACAATGCACGACAAGAGAATATAAAATCTGGTGGAGTAGGGGATACAAACGAATTGACAAAACAACTGCGAGACGCATTAGATGAAATAGATAATAATAACGATAATGTCGTGCCTTTTTTAGACCCCAAGAAGTTACATTAGATATGTATATCCAACCCTCCCTAAAGATAGCTTTAAGTATACCACACTATTCAAAAATAGTCAACAACAAAATGAAATAAAATTATTATACTTGACTTCTGCGCTCCAATGTGATAGAATAGTAGGTATAGAAATAAAACTATAACAGGAATTTATAATGGCAAAAGTGAAACCAAAGGATAGACCACATTATGTGAACAACGCACAGTTCTCACAGGCAGTGGTTGACTATGTAACATTACTAAATGAAGCACGCGATAAGAAGGCAAACCAACTTCCAAAGGTTCCCGATTATATTGCATCATGTTTCCTAAAAATATGTGAGGGTCTTTCCCACAAATCTAACTTTGTAAGATACACTTATAGAGAAGAGATGGTAATGGACGCAGTAGAAAACTGTCTCAAGGCAATAGAGAACTACAACCTCGAAGCGGCAACACGAACAGGTAAACCAAATGCCTTTGCATACTTCACACAAATATCTTGGTATGCATTCCTTCGTAGAATACAAAAAGAAAAGAAACAACAAGATATCAAAATGAAGTACATAAACCAATCTGGTATTGAAAACTTCCTTGATAATGAACTTGGTGATGCACAGAGTGCCACAGTCGCACAAGCATTCGTTGACCAACTTCGTATTCGTATTGATGAGGTAAAGGTAAAGGATAGTGAGTGGAAAGAGATTGTAAAGAAACAACGAAAAAGACGCACAGTCAAAGTTGATAGCGACCTCTCTGGATTTATCGATGAGTGATATACATTTCACATATCATGGTAATGCTTTTGATGTTATGGATTGGAACTTAGAAAATCTTGGTGACGCAGAAACAAGACTGCTACACAAAGACAATGTAACCTATAATGAATGGTTAGACAAACAAAAAGAATGTTTGGATTTTTATATTGAATATGACCCAACATAATGCTTGACTTATTGTGTCAAGTGTGATATACTAAAGGTTATATGAGAAAGGCAGACTAATGAAAATCGCAATACTGAATGATACCCACGCGGGTATACGAAACTCCTCGGACATCTTTATGGATTACCAAGAGAAGTTCTATAGAGATGTATTCTTCCCCTACTTGTTGAAAAACAACATCACTCAGATACTTCACCTTGGAGACTACTACGATAATCGTAAGACCGTAAACTTCAAGGCACTGGGTCATAATCGTAAAATCTTCCTAGAGAAGTTACGTGAGTATGGTATCACGATGGACATAATTCCTGGCAATCATGATGTGTACTACAAGAATACAAATGAACTGAATGCGTTGAAAGAACTACAAGGTCACTATATGAATGAAGTCAATCTTGTTATGGAACCAACAGTGATGGACTACGATGGATTGAAGATGGGTCTCGTGCCTTGGATATGTAAAGACAACGAGGAACAGTGTCTCGACTTTATTGCAAACTGTAAGGCGGACTTTATTGGTGCGCATTTAGAATTACAGGGTTTTGATATGCAGAAGGGTATGCCTTGTCACGATGGTATGTCACCAAAACTCTTTGAGAGATTTGAGATGGTTCTGTCGGGTCACTTTCATGCTAAGTCGCATATGGGTAACGTACACTATCTTGGTTCGCAGATGGAGTTCTTCTGGAATGATTGTAATGATGACAAGTACTTCCATATTCTTGATACTGAAACAAGAGAACTAACCGCCATTCGTAATGACGTTAGAATTTTTGAAAAGATATATTATGACCACGAGAAAATAAATAAGTTTCAGTCTCTCGGTAATCTCGATGAGAAGTTCGTAAAGATTATTGTTGTGAACAAGGGTGATGCATATGAGTTTGAAAGGTTTGTTGACAGGGTACAGGCACAGAAGATACACGAACTCAAGATACAAGAAGACTTCTCAGACTTCATTGGAGACAATGTTGATGACGCAAAGGTATCGGTTGAGGATACCGAACAGATTGTCTATGATTATATCGACGCCGTCAACACCGACCTCGACAAGGGTAGGATAAAGAAAGAGATTTCTGACTTGATGAAAGAGGCACAGAGTATGGAAATAGTATAACTTTGTACTTGACTTATGTTATCCATTGTGATATAATGGATGTTGAAAAGGAAATTTTATGATTTATTTTGAGAGATTGAGGTTCAAGAACTTCTTGTCCACGGGTAATAACTTTACTGAAGTAGAGTTTGAGACTACTCCTACTACTTTGATAGTGGGGCAGAATGGTGCGGGTAAGTCTACTATGTTAGACGCCCTTTCCTTTGCATTGTTCGGTAAGTCTCACCGAAAAATCTCTAAGTCGCAACTCATAAACTCAATCAATGGTAAGGGTACTGTTGTTGAGGTAGAGTTTCGCATCGGTTCACAGAACTATAAAGTTGTCCGTGGTATCAAACCCAACAAGTTTGAGATATGGGTCAACGGTAATATGGTGAACCAAAATTCTCATGCACGTGAATATCAGACGATGCTTGAGAATAATATTATCAAGTTGAACCACAAGTCCTTTCATCAAATCGTGGTTCTTGGGTCTTCGTCCTTCGTTCCGTTCATGCAACTCTCTGGAGGCGCACGACGCGAAGTGATTGAAGACCTACTTGATATAAATGTTTTCAGTAAGATGAATGGTATCCTAAAGGAACAGACATCTATACTCAAAGATAAAATCAATAATAATACACACATGTTGAATGTGACTGACACTAAGATACTCGCCCAAAAGAAATATCTGCGTGACCTTACTACGATTACATCGGCACAGAAGAAAGAGAAACAGGAAACTATCGATAATCTCCAAGAGGATATACGAGTATTGAATGAGTCCAACGGAACTCTTACTTCTGAAATAACAACAAACCAACCTACTCTAAATGAAGAGTCCACCAATGTATCTAAGGACATTACTGAACTTGATAAGTTTATGACGCAGTTCCGTTCTCAACAAAAGAATGTTGTGAAACAGGCAAAGTTCTTTTCCGAGAATGATACCTGTCCTACTTGCGAACAGGATATAGATGCCGATACTAAACAACATCACCTATCCGAATGTAAGACCAAGGCAGGAACTATCAAAGATGCACTGGAGATGGGTGAGAAGAAACGTACTAGTCTTGACTTATTATTAGAACAAGTAAATACTAAGTTGAATGAAGTAAGAGAGTGGCAGAGTAAAGTGAATGCGAACACTCAAGAGATTGGTCGTATCAATACTAATATTACTCGACTACAAAACGAGATACAAGAGATAGAAAATAATACTGGAGACCTTACTGAGGCGAATGCCGACCTAGAGAAACTAAGAATAGAGAAAGAGGGTTTGCAAGAAGACAAATTCAAACTCGCTGAACAAAACTCATACAATCGTGTCAACGCAGAACTACTGAAAGACACGGGTATAAAGACAAAGATTATAAGGCAGTACTTACCTGTTATCAATCAGTTGACTAACAAGTATTTACAAATCCTTGACTTCTTTGTTCACTTTGA